GGGGTACACTTCTGCCGAGGGCCTCATCCTCACGGGCCAAGGCTCGACCAACGACGTGACAATCAAGAATGACGCCGATGCCGACGTTATTACCATTGCGACGGGTGCGACGAACGTCGATGTGGTTGGGGATTTAACGGCCTCTACGCTCAATGCTGATGGAGATACATCCGCTTCTGACAATGCGGCGATTGGTTACACCAGTGCCGAGGGCCTTATTCTCACGGGTCAAGGCAGCACCAACGACGTAACGATCAAGAATGATGCCGATGCCGACGTTATTACCATTGCAACGGGGGCGACGAACGTCGATGTCGTTGGTGATTTGACGGCTTCCACTCTTAACGCAGACGGTGACACTGCCGCCAGTGACAATGCAGCCATAGGCTATACAAGTGCCGAAGGCATCATTATTACGGGACAAGGTTCCACCAACGATGTAACGATCAAGAATGATGCCGACGCAGATGTTCTAGAGATTCCCACAGGAACTACCAATGTCACGGTGGTTGGTGATATAACGGCTGGCGGGAATTTAATTGCTACCGGAACAGTAGAACCTGCTGGAGATACCGCCGCTGGTGATGACGCGGCGATTGGTTATACCAGCGCCGAAGGTCTTATCCTCACAGGACAAGGATCTTCCACGGATGTCACAATCAAAAACGACGCCGACGCCACTGTATTCTCCATCGCAACAGGTACGACCACAGGCACCTTCGCCGGTACTGTCCTGGCAAAGACCGATACAGACACAAGCAACACCGGCAGCATCACGCTGGATTTCACAGCCAACCAAAACTTCGTGTTGACCTTCACCGGTAACGTGACACTTGACAACCCCACAACTGAACAGGTCGGTCAGGCGGGTGTGATTGTCTGTATCCAGGACGGCACCGGTAGTCGTACTTTGGCTCTTGGGAGTCAGTTTAAGACCGTTGGAGATGACGGTATCACGCTTAGTACCGCCGCGAATGCAGTTGATATTATACCCTATTTTGTATCGGCGGCTGACTCGATACTCATTGGGGCAGTTCAAAAAGCACTATCAGGAGCCTGACCGAATGACCATGTTTGGTTCGCAGTGGCTAGCTAACCCGGATTCAGGCGATATCCCTGTGACTACAAATCTATTTGTTCATTTCAGAGCCGATCTTGGAGTGACCAAGGACGGTTCCGATCTGGTGAGCGAATGGGCCGATCAAAGTGGTAACGGCCATGATCTAACATCTTCAGGTACCAAAAGACCGACATTGCTATCAGCCAATCTTAACGGGAAGGATGTGCTGGATTTTGACGGTTCTGATGATAACCTAATCGTGTCTTCTCTCAGTCTGGCACAGCCAGTACATGTTTTTATCGTGGCGAAAGTGAACACTTGGACAAGCAATGATGTGATCCTCGGGTTTAATCCTTCAACCGATATGGAATCATTCGTCCAGAACGGATCATCGCCACAACTCAAGCAAAGAGCAGGGGAGGACTTCATCAACGCTATATCCCCGACCCTTGGCACGGCGTATTTAATGCAATCGTTGTGGAACGGCTCCAGCAGTTCTCAGGCTCTGAATAACGATAGTGCTGTCACCGGAGGTGATGGCGGAACACTCGCGCTGACAACAATATCTGTTGGAGCGAAGACAGCATCAACACAGTACGCGGACTGCACCATCGCTGAATTGGCGATCTACTCGTCGGTACAAACAGGCGATGACTTAGCGTCGCTAAAAAGTTACTTCAACACCCGATACAGTCTCTATTAGGAGCAGATTATGGCAACTGTTTACCGCCACGAGGCTACCGACCAAACTATCCGGATTGGCAAGGCATGGCGTGATGATAATGGTGTTTTGCAGCCTCCGAACTGGGATGTCTGGTCCGCAAAGGATAGAACCTCGGCAGGGATTACCGAAATCGTGCAGGATAGTCCCCCGGATTCCCGCCTATATGATTGGTCCTATAATGCTGACGGAACCGTTAGTAAAACCGCGAAGACTTTGAGCGGCGTAAAGTCCGATCTGAAGACCGAAGTGAACGCGCAGCAGAAAACATTGCTGGACGAGTCCGATTGGTGCGTCATTCGCAAGGCCGACAAAGGCACCGCTATTCCCTCTAACATCCAGACATGGCGTGATGCAATCCGCACCAAGGGCGACGCGATGGTTTCTGCCATTGACGGCGCGGCGAATACAGATGCCGTCGCGGCTTTGTTCGTGGTTTATGAAAGTGATGGCAAGACAATAAAATCCGGCATCCTTTATGATTGGCCTGAGTTGGGGACGTAAATGCCTCTCTCCAAGATCACCTTCCGTCCCGGTGTCAACCGCGAGACGACCTCCTATGGTGATGAGAATGGCTGGTATAATTCCGACCTGATCCGTTTCCGAAAGGGGCGTCCCGAGAAGATGGGCGGCTGGGAACGGTTGAGCAGCAACACCATAGAGGGGACCGGAAGGTCCCTTCACGTATGGGCCGCGCTTGACGGTTCCAAGTACATGGGCCTCGGTACGGAAGCCAAGTTCTATATCGAGGAGGGCGGCGGTTATAACGACGTAACGCCGATCCGAGCTACCACCACCCTCGGGGCCAATCCTCTCAAGACCGGGTCCGCTTCCAGCGGCATATTGACCGTGACGGCACCTGCCCACGGTGCGGTGGACAACGACTTTGTTACATTTTCCGGCGCTACGACCACGGACGGTATCACCGCCGCACAGATCAATACTGAACATCAACTTACGCTTATCGATTCCAACAGTTATACCGTGACGACGGAAGGCTCGGCGTCTTCCGGGGATACGGCGGGCGGTGGTTCGGCGGTCGTGGCGGAATACCAGATCAACACGGGATTGAACACGGTCGTGACCGGAACGGGCTTTGGTGCGGGGACCTGGGGCGGTCTTACGTCTACCTATTCCCAGACGACGCTCAATGACAGTGGCGGGATCAGCGACTCGGATACCTCGTTCACGTTGACGAGCGCATCCGATTTCGAGACGGCCTCGACAACCACCGGAGCCAATCTCACGGCTTCCAGTTCCTCCATAGCAGCCGCCAATTCCAGCACTTTCCCCAGCAAGGGAACGATCCTGATTGGCAGCGAGAAAATCCGCTACGGCACGAATGCGTCCAACGTCTTTGGCGAACTCACCCGTGGCGATGACGGAACGACCGCCGCCAGTTCATCAAGCGGAGCGGCCATCACCTTCGTCGGGTTGATGCTGATCGAAGACGAGCTTATCCAGTATACGGGGAAGTCCACCAACCTGATCAACGCGGGCGTTGTTCGCGGGGTGCGGGGAACGACCGCCGCAGCCCATGCAGATGGCTTGGCAGTCAAGGAAGCGAACGCCTTCGTCGGATGGGGGGAAGCTTCCACCACCGCCGCCGAGACGGGTTCCAACATCCGGTTGTACACACAGGACAACTGGGGCGAGGATCTCATCTTCAACGTCTATGACGGTGCTCCGTATTACTGGGACAAGACCCTGGGCCTTGGAGCACGGGCCACCACCTTTGCCTCGCAGACCGGCGCTTCGGATGCGCCGACGATAACGCGAAGGATCATGGTATCCGGCGCGGATCGCCACGTCGTCTGTTTTGGATGCAACCCGATCAACGAGACCGATCAGGATCTGCTCATGGTGCGCTGGTCCGATCAGGAAGACCCTGTAGACTGGACCCCGACCGCGACCAATACGGCGGGTTCCCAGCGGATTTCGTCCGGTTCCGAGATCATATCGGCCCAGAAGACGCGTCAGGAGATGCTCATCTGGACCGACACCTCCCTTCACGCCATGCGTTTTACCGGACCTCCCTTCACGTTTGGTATGTCAATGCTGGCGAACAACGTCTCGATCCTCGGTCCCAACGCCGTCACCACCGTAGGCGACAAGGTTTTCTGGATGGACCGCGAGAACTTCTACGTCTACACGGGCCGTGTACAGGTAATTCCCTGTACCCTTCTGCGCTACGTGTTTGACGACATCAATCTCGACCAGAGCTTCAAGTGCTTCGCGGCGTCCAACAAGATGTTTGACGAGGTCTTCTGGTTCTATCCCACTTCCGATAGTCTGGAGATCGACCGCTACGTCAAGTTCAACTTCACGGAAAACACCTGGGATCTGGGATCACTCTCCAGAACGGCATGGGTGGATTACGGCATCCATGACAATCCGCGTGGCTCCGGGGCCGTCAGTAGCGTGAACTACATCTATATCCACGAACTCGGGCAGAACAACGACGGCTCGGCCATGACGGCCTTCATCGAGTCTGCTGACTTCGATCTGGCTCCCGATGGCGACCACTTCATGTTTATGAGCCGCCTGATCCCGGACATAGACATTACCGATACCAGCGGGGATTCCTCGGGGGAAGTGGACTACATCGTCAAGACACGTAATTTTCCGGGAGATTCCCTTGCGACGAACTCCACGAACACCGTCACAAGCACCACGCAACAGTCTTTTTTGCGGGCGCGGGCGCGGCAGGCTTCCTTGCGGATCGAGAGTTCCAAGACGGACCTTGCGTGGACGCTGGGAGATCTCAGGCTTGAAATACGGCCTGACGGGAGACGCTGATGGCAAAAATGCTGGATCACAGTATGCCCATGGCTCCCGACGAATATGATGCGGATACCTTCGTTCGCATTCTCCGGGATCTTGAAATGGCGCTGACGAAGATGGACTTCCCGGACATAGTCAGTGGCAAGGACGACACCAACGGCGTTAGCTGGTTCATGGAATAATGGCTTCTGCATACAAAAACATAGCCGCTCTGGTGGGCGCGACGGGTGACGTGACCATCTACACCTGTCCAACGGCCACGGAAGCCGTTGTAAAAAACCTCAATTTGTATAATAGTCACTCCGGTACGATAGTGGTGTACCCTAAGATAACCGACAGTTCCGCATCCGTTACGGTTACGCTGGGAAAAGACAGCATTGGAACTCTCGCAGACACGTCCCTCGCTGGGCCTTTCGTACTGGAAGCCAGCGATACGCTCATATTAAATTGTGACACGGCTTCGAAGATCTACGCTTTTGCAAGCGTGTTGGAGATCTCATAATGTTACAGCAGTCTCATACCCCCCTTACCAACGGCATTATGTCCTTTCTGGAAGCTTCGGAGGATCATGACCTTGCGCCAATTGGCATTGGCTCCATGCACGAGCAGGCCAAGAAACTGGCCGAGTACGGACGCCACGGCGACATCTACTTTGTCCATGCGGCGGAAGGAGAGACCGTCGTTCCCTTGGAGGTTTTGAATGCCAATCCCAAGGTCAAAGACATGCTGTTCAATCAGATGCGGGAGATGGGACTGGATCCCGAAGAGTTTGTGGTAGGGAACGAACTCAACAGCATCAATCCGGTGACCGGGATGCCGGAATTCTTCTTTTCGAAAGTCTGGCGCAGTGTCAAGAAAGCTGCCAGCAGCGTGTGGAAAGGGGTAAAGAAGGCCGCACCTTATGTTGTGCCTCTCGTCCTGACATATTTTGGTGTTCCCGGCGCAGCGGCAGGAAGCATGTTTGGAGCCGGTTCCGCCGGAGCCGCTTTTCTGGGAGGTGGGATAGGTACTCTTCTAGGCGGAGGGTCCATGAAGGACGCTCTCAAGGCAGGTGCCATAAGTGCTGGCACCATGGCTCTGGGAAGAGGGCTTGCGGGAGCGGCATCCAAGAGCGGCACTTTCATGGGCGGTGTTGGACAAGCCTTTGGCGTCAGCCCGACAACCGGAGGAGCCACTCAATGGAATATCGGCTTTGAGGGTCCAGGTCCCCAAGACCTAGTGGGAGCGGACAAATTTTCAGTCAAACCCCCCCCGGAACTCAGCGTAATGCCTTCGGCAGAAACGCCAGTACCTCTAACTGTCGATTACGAACCGGCTTTAACATCTGGAACACAGCAGGTAGGGGGAGGTCCAGGTTCCTTTTTTGAACCACAAGCTGAGTGGGGTCCCACTTATACGCAAGGCGTTCCCTTGAATCCACAAGGCGTTCCCATGACTGCGCCGGTAGACGCGGATTTTACACAAGGCTCCTTTGGAACACTCAAACGTGCTCCACCAGCATCGAAACTTAGTGAGCGATTGGCGGCTTTAAAAGGAAGTGCAGAGCCACAGAATTGGTATGATCGAGCTTTGGAATATACCCCCTTCGGTCCTGATAACATCGTTCGACTTGACGATGGTAGAGTCCTTACCGGACCAGACGCTATTAAATATGCCGAGTTGAGAGCTTCACAAGCTCATATAAATCGAGCGCAATTATTAGGAGCCAACGCAAGGGATCCAAAGACGATCCAAGCAGCTATGCAAGCGGGAAAAGATGCCGGGACAGCTACCGAAATAGGCCCTCTTCAAAAATACGGTCCAACCGCCTTGGCTGCTTATGCCATCAACGAAGCACGCCAACCAAGTCAAGAAGATCTTGACAGGGAACAGGAGGAAAAGAAGAGAAAGGCGGAAAGAGAATTCAGAGAGAATACAGGGGCTGCTCGTTTTGCACGAGATCGCGCACGATACATGCTGCCGGACGAGGCGCTTGATCCTTATCACTTCACGCCTCCCGCGCCTCCCAGTTTGTATGGGCAGGCGGGCGGTCTGGCCGAGTACCCGCGCCGCGACCTTCTGGTCGAGGGGCCGGGGACGGAGCGTTCCGACGACATACCCGCCATGCTATCGGACGGCGAGTTCGTGATGAATGCAAAAGCGGTGCGGGGTGCCGACCCCAGTGGAAGGGGAAACCGTTACGCAGGGGCCAACAACCTCTACAACATGATGCGTAACTTCGAAATGAGGTCGTAGTTATGGCTGAGACAAGCTACTCAGAACAAATCGTCAGGGAAGCGCCCGAAATAGAGGCGCTAAAGCTGGGTCTCATAGAATCGGGGAAAGCACTTTCCGAAGTCCCGATACAGCTTCCCACACAACAGGTGGCGGCGTTCCAGCCCCTGCAGCAGACGGTGTTTGACAGGGCGCAGGCCGAAGGCGGTATTGGCGGCTATCAACCTTACCTGACGACGGGCGCGGCCACTCTTGGCACCGGACTCGGAACGCTTGGCACTGGACTTGGAACTCTGGGGCAGGCTCCTTCGGCCATTCAGGCGGCGCAGGCAACGATCCCCGGAACGGCGGGTCTTTTCGCGCCGTCCGACCTGTCTGCCTACATGAACCCCTACCAGCAGGATGTCATCGACACGACGATGGCGGAACTCAATCGTCAGGGCGACATTGCACGAAATCAACTGGGTGCCCAAGGCGTTGGCGCAGGAGCTTATGGCGGGAGCCGTTTTGGCATTCAGGGCGCGGAACTGGATCGCAACCTGCAGGATGCACGTGCCCGCGCCCTTGCGCAGCTTAACCAGCAGAATTACGGCCAAGCCCTGCAGGCGGCACAGGCGGCACATGAAAGTCAGCAATTAAGGCAGCAGAGACAATCCCAGCTTTATGGCGGCATAGCCCAGCTTTACGGTGGACTGGCAGGCCAGCAAGCAGGAATAGGGGCGCAGCAGGCTTCGATAGGCGGTCAGCAACTGGGCGCGGGCCAGTTTGCCCAGACAGCGGGCCTCAAGGATCTCGCGGTGATGCAGCAACTTGGTCAGCAACAGCAGGCAAGAGAGCAATCACTACTCGACGCGGAACGCGGGAACCTGCAAAGGCAGTTGTACGAGCCTTACAGCCGGGTGTCTTTCCTGTCGGACATTTACAAGGGAGCACCCTCGTCAACGACATCTCTGGGTTCGATGACCGCGCCGACACCTCCGCAGCCCTCGATGCTGCAGCAACTAGGAAGCTTTGGAACGGGTCTTCTCGGAACCGCAGCCGCCGCCAAGCAACTGGGCGGCTCGGGCGGCTTATTCAGCTAGGAAAAAGACATGCCAGGAATTTATGACAGACGGATGTTTCGGATGGCAAACGGGGGGATGATGCCTCCCCCTGTGCCGATGGGTGCGCCACCCGCAGGCCCCATGGGTGGCGCACCCATGGGTGGCGGAATAATGGACCCCGCCGCCATGCAAATGGTGCCTCCGGGAGCCATGGAAGCCGCCCAGCGCGATTTTCAGGATCTCGCGACCGAGGAGATTACCGGTGCGGTGGGACAGGCCGTTGACGAGGAAGTCGGACGCAGCATCCAGAACCTCGACGGGGCAACCGACTTCCGCGACATAATGAATACCGTCTGGGATGGCGATGCCGACATCGACACCTATCGCGGCAAGCTCGCCGACATCGTCGGCTGGGAGGACGCGGATCGCACACCGGATTCGGTTCTGGCTCTGGTGCAGCCCACCTTGCAGCTTGCGGCAATCGACCAGGGCATTGGGGCGTTGATGCAGGAGGAACTGGCGGAAGTCGGAGAACTGGGAGGCGGTATTGCGGATCTCGCCGCCAAGGGTGCCGTCGCGGAAGGCATGGCCGCTGAAACCGGCGCTCTGGTGAATGCCGTGAGCGGCATGGCTCCGACGGACAGGCCAGCGGGAGCGGAAGGTCCACCGGTCGATCCAATGATGCTGGAAGCCATGGTTCAAGATGCAAGCCCCATGGACCAAGGCATGGTCTAGGAGCGTTTTATGGTTACAACACCACCTAAAGTTTCAGGCATTGGCTCTTTGCCCGCTATTATTAGGACATTGAAAGGGACGCGTCGATTTGACCCGCCTCCAATAGATGATACGACGAGGGAGTACGCTCAAGCGTACAGAGACTTTCTTGGTACAACCGACTACGACGCGCAGCTAAAAGAATCCCAGGATCTGGCAAAGCTTCAGATAGCACTTGCCATGGCGCAACGTGGCTTTGCCGGTATGAGCGCACAACCGCAACGCGGGGAATCTCCCATAGGGACGCTTGGACGAACCTTGTTTAGCCCACTTGCAGGGGACATAGCCCCCATCGCCGGTCGTCTCATGCAGCAGCGTCAGGCCGCAAAGGCGGCGGAGGCGCAGGAAGATCGCGCAATAAAACTTGCAGCCTTCACAGGCGCAGCTTCCGCACGAGATAGACTGACGGACGCGGCCATAGGGCTGATACCAGATCCCTCTACAGACAAAGGGACATCGTCGCTGGAAAAAAACGTCTTCTTTAATTACAAGGACCAAGAAGTGCTTGGTAACGTGCATGTTTACCGAAGCAAACAGGGAGACCAGCAAGTTATTCGAACGGTGGGTAAACATACCTATAAGGATGCGGAAGGTGAAAAGAAGGTAATTCCTGCCGGAGCTTTGGTGACTGGGTTCAGAAAACCTTTGTCTGACGGTAAAGGTAAAAACTACTTTACTCGTGGTTATGCAAAGCAGCTTGGTCCTGATAAGAAGCCAGTAGGTCCTGTGTTTCCGATTAGTGGACAGTATAAAGACGGTAAATTTACTTATACTGGGCCAACGGAAGTTGGAGATATTATCCTTACGGGAAACAACCGAAACGCAGTTCTTGTTAATGCTACGGGAGAGCCTTTTGCTCCTGCCGCTGGAACCACAAAACCAACAATAACCAAACTGGGTCATGTTCGAGAGTGGGTGAGAGACGAGGACGGAGAACTTGTTTTAAGTCCAAATCTTTTCCAAGCTCTTCAAAAAACAGTAGGTGAAAAGACAACCACAATTCGTGCAGATACTGGAGAAGACATAACTATAGGGCATGGGCTGCGTAAGTTCGAAATTGTAGATCCCAAAGAAACGGCAGCAGGTAAGCTTACTTTTTCCGGAAAATATGTCGTTGTTGATGAAGATAGGAAAGCTGTCGAAGAAAACGGACGCCACATTCAATTAATGCGGGGTAGTGACGGTAAATACTACATAGCGGGAAATCCGGAGAAAGGGCCTTACGCCGCCAAGAAAGACCACGACATTATAGAAACCCAGTATTTTGACTTTAGCACTAGCGCAGTCAAAAAGGATGCCCCAAACCAGACCGAAATAGCTCGCAATAACCTTGTTGAAGGAGTCAGGAACCAGTTGGCGGCGTACCAAAGTATACTCGGGGGTCGGGGAATGCCCGTAACAAACAAGCCAAACGTTTTGTATTGGAATCAAGGAGAATTTATCAAAGGCAAATCCCCTTATTATATAACCGGGGCGAACCCCGGTGATCGTAGCCAAGACAGGGCCATTACGGACGAGAAGGCATTAAAATTCCTTCGGAATCGGACGCGTTCTATCGCCATATCGGTTTTAAAGGGCCATGGTGAAATTGTTCCAGCTATGCACACTATTAAATCAGACCAGATTAAAACAGCCGCGAAAAAAATATTAGCCCCAAATCTGGATGTTGTTCTGGGAAACGCTTTCCCTGATACCTATCAGCCACCTAGTCCTTTGGAGCTTACTAAATCAAGGACGAAGCAAAGAATACTTGAGGGAGAAGCCGTTGACATATTAAAGGATCCCCTTGCGGCTCCGAACGTGGCACTTGACCCTGTTTCTCGTCCGGAAGACGAGAAAGCCTTTTTCAAGCCTATTAAACAAGTAAAGATAGCGACGGAGCTATTTCCAAACTTATACAAGACCCCTGCCCAACCGCGCACGAAAGGTTATTACACGGAGGATGTGCAACAGCGGAAGGATCAGGAAGTTGGGCTGTTCACAGCCGGATTAAGTGTAAGCGACTCTTCCGAAGTGCTTAGAGAAAAGATAAATGACGCTGCTACGAAAGTAGCGGACGAGCGTAAAAAATGGCAGCTTCGCAAGAGTGCGGCAGAGGTTCAAAAAGAGGTTAATGAGCGACTGGATTACCGCGCCGCTCTCTTGAATTTCCGGAATGCCCTGCTGGAATCGGAAGATGCTGCGGGCTGGATCTCTGGTCGGCTTACAAAAGCAATGGTTAAACTGGGCTGGGAGGGGTTTCTCAAGAAAGACCCGGCAATTGCAGAGGCGTACAGGGAGTTGAGATTTGCTTCGAATAGATTTGAAGCGGGTTTCTCACGCAAGATGGGACACGAATTTGGCGATGAACGCATTAGTGTTTATGACGTAGAAGATTATAAGAAACTGGTTGCCAACATAGTCGAATCGCCCGAATACAACCGAACCATCATCGATAATGGTCTAAGGATGATCAATAGCGATCTGACTAACTGGATGGCCCTGGGCGGTCGGGTTGGTTTTGATGAACGCACATTGGAGAGGGTGGCAAAGTCGGGAGTCGATTTTTCTAAACTTAAAACCACGGAAAATTGGCATGGCTATGGCTATTACGGAAAAAATCGTTATCACGCCACCAAACAACCTCAAAGAAGCCTGACAGATTCCCAGCGTCTGGAACTCAGGACGGAAGGGAAACTAGAAGACTCCAAGTACCGTGATCGGTTTGTCGTTCCGCTCGTAAACTGGGCCGAGCGGAATGACACGGGCGGTCCCAAGAGACCTAGTTTTTCGAGGACAGAAGGAAGGGAGACAAGAACGACTTTAATGGACGACTACATGTTTGATGCTCTCGTTACGGGCGTAGCAAAAAAGGTCTACGGAACTACGGAGCCCACGGCAGAACAGCTACTGAAGATACGCAAACATATTACAGACGGGATAGTGTCCTATAGTGGATGGCGAAAGGGAGGCTGAACATGGCTGAAGGTTTTCCTACACTTGACAGGGATATAACAGGATTCTTTGAGGGAGAGTCTCCTAAGTTCGAGGGTATGAATGAATTCCGTTTCAAGAATAACCTCACCGGTCAGGAGACTACGACAAACCTTCCCTATTCGAGAGAGACGGTAATAGACCTGTTTGACAAAGAAAACCTGTCAGAGCAAGGGGAGGCTTTCAAAGGCTCAATGAGACCTGTGTTCGACAGGCTTATGACCAAGGATAAAAGAGGCTTCTTGGATCGTGTTGTCTGGCCCAACATAATGGCCCTTCCAGCAAACATAAGAGGCATGTTGCCGGACATGGCTACTCTGGCGACGTTTATCCCTGCGGAAGTGACTGAGTTTGGTGCTTTTCTTCCGGAGGTCAAAAAAGCTATCAAAGGAGAGGGTACTTGGGAGGATGTTCAAGCAGATATTGAGAAAAGCAAAGCGACGACTCGTAAGAAAGTAGGCCAGTACGGAACAGAGGCCAGCCGCAGAGAGTTCGAGGCGTGGGCCAGACGGGCAAACAAGTACGCAGAGGAGAACTGGGGTTGGTCTCCCTTCGTTATCGGTACGGATATGACGCCCGAGGCTTACGGGTGGTTTGAAAAAACCATAAGCCTTGGCATGGAGTTTGGTTTAAGTGGACCTCTTGCAGCAAAAGCTGCCGTTGGAGCGCCAAAACTTGTGCAGGAAGGAATCCGGGGGGGTGCAAGGCTTTTAGCGGGGGCACGGAAATTCTTTCCCCAGCTTGCTAAAGAAAGCGTTGAGGAACTGGGAGAAGCGGCAACCAGTCCCGAGAACGTGCAGAACCTTATCGACAGGGCCAACAATTTTTATAGATTCGGTGGGAAGCAACTTTATGCGGAGGGGGCTGCCGGGGTTGTATCGGCAGTGGCGTCCCAGACCGGTCTCTCTATTCTGGAAGAAGCCGATCCTGAAGCTGCCGAGTGGCTCAAGGGAGTCGTCGGGGTTACAGGGGCATTTACGGGACCCGTTATGGCTCGCAGTGTGCTCACGGGTCTGGTCTCGTTACCCGGAGTACAAAAAGTCGTGCGTGAGGGCTTTATCGATCCCTTGTTCCGACCTTTCACATCTGCTGCACGTTTTGAACGGGCGGAGGCCCTTGGTGGAGATAAGACGCGACTAGTACGGGTTCACGACATACTTGCCGAGGCGCTGGAGAAAGGCCGGGACGTTGATCAGGCTTCGGGTCTTGCTTTCACAACTCCGGAACTTGCTCGTAGCGAGGCCAACTTCCTCCGGGCGAAGTACAAGAACATCCGAGATCGGTTGGATTCCTTGAGCCCTTCCGCCAGGGAAAGAAATCCCGAACAGGTCCAACGTATCGAAAGGCTTTTGGAAAAAACGCAGGGGGAAATTAGAGATCTAACTGAATATGGAAACTTTCAAGAAGCCGTTCTTCATTCAGCCACCAAAGACAAGGGCTCCGCACAGAGATTCTTTGCTGCCGAGAGCGAAAGGCTTGTGGAACGCAGGGAACATTTCTTCAATTATATAGAGAACAAGTTCAAGACAAAAATAGACGACATGTTCTTCGGGGGAGACACGGGGGGGACACCCGTACAACACGAGTTTGATTACCAAGATGCCCGGACTGGAAAAATTCCCGTATATGAAGAAACGCGCCGCAGACTTGTTATGGAAGGGGATCCAAAAGGGATTGAAGCTTCCGAGTTACGTTTCCTGAGTCCGGAGATGGAGACCGATGTCAAGCAGGTCTATAGGGATCGTGATGCCAACATGCAACGTGTTCTTGAGGACAGTCGGGACGCCGCCGCAGGTCGCATCGAGATGTGGAGAGATGCACTGGACCGGTATCTTGCAGAGAGAGGTCTTCGTTCCGTAGACGACCTTCCCCCTGAAGAACGTAAATATGCTGGTCAACTCATACGAGACACCTACGAAGACGCCTATCGCGAGTACCGAGCTTTTGAAACCGCTGCCTATAATCGCGTAAGGGGACTTACTGACAAAGTAGAAGAGGACATCAGATTCCCGGACGATGCCATCGACGTCGAAACCGGGGAGTCTATTGGCGGGATGACGCCTGCCGAATTTGGCGCGATGAAATTCGAAACCTTGTCGCGCTCACAGAAATTCAATTTGAAAGAGATCCCCGTACAGATAGCCCAGCTTGTGGGTATGCGTTCCGTCATAGCTCAGTTAAACAGGCGTCAGAAGGAAGCCAGGGCGGCAGGGAAGGCAAGCGCCGCAGAAGAAAATATACCTGTCCTTGAGAAGCGACGGGACGACGCCATAGCAGAAAAAGACAGACTTGAGATCGAGTACAACAAACAGCTTGAGAAAGATCGGACAAAAGTCGAAGACAACGAGCAACTGCTGGAGGAGTATTATCGGAACAAAATAGGAAGTCTTGACGACACTCAAAAACGGGCTGTCGATGAGTTCATTACCAGACCTGATGACATCTGGGAAACGATGAATCAATCCACGGCAAGGGGCCTTGCACCACCGGGGCTGGGCCTAGAGAGCATTTTCGGGGACATAGCCAGATTAAAGAAAATAATAGTTGAACTGGGCGACGAGACCTCTTCAAGGGCTGTGCGTGACATTGACAACAAAATGAGGCTGGCTTCCAAAGCAGCGCGGCAAGCGCAGGACGACATTAATGCAATTGCCAGCAAGTTTCTCGGGGTGGGTGACGATGTCAATATCCAGCCTACAGGAAGGCTTGCTTCTCTCGATGAGGCTGGGGACCTTATCGAAGGCGGCACCTCTGCCGAGGATGTAAGAAAACTGATATCTGAGATAGGTGTAGCTATACGACAAGAGGAGTCCGGAACACTCAAACATGCTCAATTAGTAACATTACGAAGTACGATGGAGCAGTTACTGGATAAAGAGGTTTTCCCAACCCTCGATACGGATCGTTTGAAGTTTGCCCGAGAAGTTTCCGAGGTTGAAAAACGCATCGAAGGCGCTGCTGGAGAGGTTCTTGGTAAAGAAAGGGGAACTTCTGAAGTTAAGCTGGAAGTAGAAACGCTTCCCGAGCAAGTTCTCCCCGCTTCCCCAGAACTCCGGGTAGGGGAGGTGGCATTACGGAAGCTTGAAACCGCTGTTGCGGAAGTCCCTCCCTTTGTCTCTATAGTACGATCCACGGATGCAGACGGAAACGTGACCACAAGCGCGTTTATTGACGAAGATCGCGTAACAGCGGGCCAAAGCCTGTTCGACCGGCCTGATGTTCCTTTCGAAAGGGTTACTTGGGGACAAGACGCGAAAAGAGGTGAAATACGTTTAAAAGAAGGCGTGGAGCCAACTCCGCGTTCCCTGGATCTTGCAGAGAACATACTTCTTGAACGTCTTGCTCTTAAATTGGAGGGTGGGGTTGATTCCGCCAAGCTTGATTCGTTCAGGAGCGAGCACAAGGCTATCATTGATTTTCTTAAAAAGAATGGCCGGGAAACCGTGCCGGGTTGGCTTGCCAACACGGAAGATGCAGCGGCACACGCCTCTGTTCTAAACACCCTTCTTGCCGACACAACTAAAAGACATCTTACCGAACTGGTTAAAAGCGGCCAGATCGATTTACAAAACATGACCATGGATGATTATCTCGGTTACATAAAGGACATGCGACAAAGGGCCGTTAGAAGCGAAGCCGTTGAAACTGTTTTCAATGCGGAACCCGGTCAGGCTGTAGAGGCCCTGTTCAGACGGGTACTAAGTCGTGATAACACAACTCCAAAGACAGACGTTCAGGAAGTCCTTGTCGCCGTCCGAAACAACAAGGCCGCTGAAGAAGGATTCAAAGCTGCCTTCATCGGAAATCTCTTCAAGAAAGCGACAGTCGATCCGGATGCTCTCAGGCGTATAGAAGGTGATATACAAGCATCCGCTTTTGATCCAGTGGAATTCCGGAATCTTATGAAAGATGACAGAATCAGGATGATGATAACTCAAATCTTCCCTGATAATCCTCATCTCCTAGACGGGCTGACCGAACTTTCCCTTGCGGCCTTTGAACCGGGCCTCTTTACCAAAAGGTCGGTAGCAGGTGCTGGCGAAATTGACATTCAGGATGCCCTTAGTATGGAGGCGTGGTCAAATCTTGGTCGCATTCTGGGCCTTGGCGTTGCCAAAGGCATCGGTTTTATAAATGCTCTGGTGGCTGCTGGAGCCGGTTCCCGTTATCTACGCTCGGTTGGCAAGAAGGTAACGGGAAACGTCATAAAAGACATCGTGGTGGAAGCCGCTCTAAACCCACGAAGAGCACTGGAGTTAACCAAGAAATCCGCCACGCAGATAGATACGTTCCGGGAGGCTCTTGCTCGCGGAATAATAGATTCCCTTAACGTTCCCGGAGCCGTGCTCCAGGGGATCAGGAGACGCCCCGGCGCAGCCTCCGAAATAATCACGGAACCTGTCGAAGAACTTGATGAGGATACGGACAGGTTTAAACAGATTAAACCTTATGTCCCCCCGCCTGAGTGGCCTATTCTAAGAGGAGATCAGTCTTCCGCCCGTCCGACACAGCCACCTTCCAGACGTGTAGCATCTGCGCCCGTCGGATCTCCAATAGGAGCTTCCATTCTGAGTCAGACAAATGTTTTGGCTCCCCAGACGTCTGCTCAAACAAGGCAGCGCGGGCAAGATGTTTTTGGGGCTTTGGATCCGGTTTTTGCCAACAAAGGCGGCATCGTCTCCATCCCACGTAAACCGAGGCAGCTAGTAGGATGAAACTTTCGGAACACTTCTCGCTTCAGGAGCTGACGAAATCCTCGACGGCGGAACGACGCGGCATTGCCAACGAACCCGACGACGAGGCGGTCGAAAACCTTATCATGGTGTGCGAGACGGTCCTCGAACCCGTCCGCGAGCACTACGGCATCCCGTTCATCCCCAACTCCGGCTTCCGCTGTCTGGAGTTAAACCGCGCCATAGGCTCCTCCGACCGGTCCCAGCATACCACCGGAGAGGCCGTCGATTTTGAAGTGCCGGGGATCTCCAACAGGGAGGTCGCCCTCTGGGTCAAGGAGAACTGCAAGTTCGACCAGTTGATCTTGGAGTTCTACAAGGAAGGTGACCCGTCGAGCGGCTGGGTTCATTGCAGCTATGTTATCGAGGGTGAAAACCGCAAGAGCGCCCGCATCTTCGACGGCACCAACTGGTCCGATCTAGTCTAGCCACTTCCTCACGTCCTCGCCCAGAATCTGATCGGCAATCCGGATCTTGGACCGGAGCGCCCCGACGATCTTCTCGTCTATCGTATCCGGAGACAGCAGGTCCACGTAGGTGACCTTGTTATCCTGTCCAATGCGGTGGGCGCGGTCCTCGCTCTGGACCCGCAACTCAAGGTCATACGAGTTGCTGTAGTAGATCACCGTGTTGGCTGCAGTGAGGGTCAGGCCAAACCCCCCGGTTTTTGGGTGCCCCACAAGGAAACGTAACTCCGATTGCCGATCCTGAAAGATTTCCACGATCTGTTGGCGCTCGGAATCAGGGGTCTCCCCGTGGAGCAATGCGACCGATTGTACGCTGTACCGGTCGCGCAGGGCCTCGCCAATCGAGCGGATGTCCATGGTCCACGTCGCCCATATGATTGCCTTACCCTGTATCTCGTCACAAATGTCGAGAAGACTCGACAACCTGTTCGACGGCAACTCGTTGACGACGCCATCGTCGTCGGTGAGGTGCCCCAAGCAGATCTGTTGCAGACGCATGATCTGCGTCAGCACGTTCTTTGTGGTTGCCATTTCCCCGTTGTCGAGACGCGCCAGTGCCAGATGCTTCATCTGCACGTAGGCGTCCGACTGCTCTTTCGTCAGTTCCACGCTCCGCGACATGTAGACCTTGTCCGGCAGGTCCAGACAGTCCTCCTTGCGGACGCGATAGGAGTGTTCCTGAAGCTTTTCGGTTAGCTCATCCAGTCTCCGGAAGCCGACCACGTGGTTGAATGAATGGCTTCCAAGAGTACGGCGCTGCACGATGGCATACCTTCCCTGAAAGGCATAGAAGCTCTGGAATCCGAGAATTTTGGGGTCCAGGAATTCCATCTGGCTGTACAAGTCCATGGGGCTTTTCGTGACGGGGGACCCCGTAAGAATGCGCCGCATTACAGCACCACGGCCCACGGCACAGATCGCCTTGGTGCGCTTGGCCTTTCTATTCTTTATCGTGGTGGACTCGTCTACAATCATTAGAGTCTTGAATTTCTT